TTTGAAGAACCTGAAATCATTGTTAACAACTTGTCAGTTATTTCACCAAACTTTGTATCAGATATCATTACGGTGTTTGCAGTTTGTCTTTTATTAACTTCCACAACAAAATTAAATCCAGCGGTAATACCTTCAAGAGAAAGATTCTTTGCATGAATGTTTCTTGAAAGCTCCCACAAGCAACCAATTTTTAAAGCTAATTCTGGCAACCTTGCACAACTGGAAGCTTTTTCTTCCTCCCCTTTTTTCTGATACTCTGCATATAGATCGTCATTTTTCCAAACCTGTTCACCAAAATATTCTAATCCTTCAGGTGTTAATTCTAAGATTCTTGAATCGTTTTCAACCTTATTTAAAACTTCATTACCAAATTCTTTTTCTATTTCTAATTCCTCAATAAATGCTTTTGTTTTCCCTGCAACCAAATTTTCATTCATCATTAACAAGTTTGTTGCAACATCAATTAAATACCTTGGAATTGGTTCTTGTACCGAAATCCCCCGCAAATTCATTCTTCCCCTGATAGATGCCTGAAGAATCAATAAACGATTGTAAAAACCTGATCGAAGCATCTTAGGCGATAAAGCTTTAAAATATTCTTCAGGTGTTGAACTAGTCATAACAGAAAGGAAAGGGTATCTAATAAAATTTTCTTCTGATTCATCCCCCGCTTTTGCTCGTTTCTTTATGTAATTTGCTGTAAACAATTCAAGCATCGTTCCCATGATATCGGAAAATCTTACATCACCTGGTTTAGCTTTTTCCAAATCAAATGCACCTTCATCAGCCATTAAGAACTTCGGGCCTTGCATAACCTTTTCTTCCAAGCCTTCCCTAGATCCAACTTTTGTCATTAACAAATCACCGCAATCAATTTCCATGCAAATTCTAGCATTCAACTTTCTAGGAAAATCTTTTCCGTTTGCAGTTAAACCAAGAATCACAATATACAAATTCAATTTCATTTCCCCCGGCCCCATTACAGATCGACCAACCAAGGAAGAAAATAAACCTAGTGCAGATGCAACAGCTATTCTTTTTTCAGGATACAATGCGTTTTTCATGCAATGTTCAACATAGGTATCAATCCAACCGGGGAAGCTTATTGCTGCATCTGGAACAACATCTAATGACCTTTTAGTTTTAACTTTGGAATTGGTTGTATCTTTAAAATCAAAATCTTCCCATCTGGTTTCATCAACTATTTCTGATTCATCAGCAGGGCAATATTTATCAAAAACCTTTTTGTAAAATCCTTTAAATTCTCTTGAACCCGGATTCCAACCTCGTGACAAGCAAAACACATAATCCTTTGTTAATGGGGTGTTTGCTGGCAATCTCCAATCTAATGGTGAGAAGTTCCAATAGCGATCTAATCCCTTTGATTTTGCACCAGCAATTGCATTAGGTGCAGAACCACTAGAATCAGGATGCCAAACTTGAAAATAATCTGGTCTAACTTCAATCATCCTGTAAGATTCTGGAAGAACTTCATTCCAAGGTGTTTCAAGTCTCCATTGTTCTAACGCACTTTTTTTGTCAACTTCATACTTATGTATTGGTTCAGGGTTTACAGTTGCGAATTTCTTGATTGATTTTTCATCATAGGATTGTGCAAACGCAATTAAGAAATCATGTTCTTCAGCAGTTAACATTGGTATGTTTTCGACAGAACCAAAAACCATTTTGTAGGGTTTAACTGTTCCATCTATTTTAGAAATGGCTTGGGAAAAAAACCCAACTACATAACCACCTGCTCCCCTTGTTTCAATAATTGGTGGTGCAACTAATTTACAAGAACCTCTTGCTCTAGCTTCTACACACCATGCTTTTGAATTTTCTAAAGACATCATTGCCAATTCTTTACATTTGCTTTTACCCATAGGTAAGTAATAAAAAATGTGCAATCCTTCAGATGGTGTAGTTTCAACGCAACCTTTACATTTTTCCCCTAGTTCTGGATTGCTAATAAGTAATTCATCAAGGAAAGTTTTTGCCAACTTTGGGCAATCAATATCTAAACATTCTAAATCTTTATCCTTATTTGGAACAGGCCCGCAATTAATCGCAATCCCTGCAACTAATGGTTGACCAAAATCTATTTCAATTTCATGTTCTGATTGCAACTTTGTACGCAATTCAACAATTCTATTTGTTCTTTTAATTACAGGTGTTTTATCTGTTTTAGCTGCAAAAACACTCAGCCCTTGTTTACGAATCTTTAACGCTTCTTTTTTAATATCTTCCATGATTTTCCCTTTGATATGATTAAACTGATACTTTTTCAAACTGGTACGAATCAATCTGGTAATAACCTTTTTCGTTTTTGTGTGCGATTATACCTATTGGTTTTGGTAAAGCATCTAAAAAATCTACGGATTGGATTTTATTTTTATCAAGATGCCAATGATGTTTAGGAATATCTAATGTAAGATTCTTTAGCCATTTCCATACAGAAAATTCTAAACCTGATTTTAATGAATGAAATGATTTAATTAATGTTCCTGATAAAGTTTCATGGGTTTCCATAATACAGGGTTCTGCTTGTGGGTGTTTCCTGTATATGGAATAAACGCTCGAAACTATGTCAAATTCTCTAGGTTTCATTCCGTTTAGAATATCTCCTTTACTTTGTTGATTACTCAATTTAGATGATATTTCAGGGGTTTCATGCCTTGGTTTGACATACCCGCAACTTGGGCAAATTGGGATATGAATCTTGTAAACAAGTTTGCAAGCTGGACATTTCTTTACCTTTGCTGAAGGTATTTCAATCCCTTTTGCAGATACTTCTATTTGATCGATACAACCATGTCTAATAGCATTATCACCATAATCAAGAACTAAGCAGTTTTGTTTACCCTCATTCAACCTGAACCCTCTCCCAACCATCTGATACCATAATCCTTTGCTCATTGTGGGTTTCATTACAACAACACAATCAATATTGGGTGCATCAAATCCAGTTGTTAAAACTGCAACATTTACCAACCATTTATAATTATTTTCCCTGAATCCATTAATTACGCAATCTCTAATAGCGGGGTGTGTTTCTCCTGTTATTATGTTTGCTCTTTGATTTTGTTTCTTTAGTTCATCAAGAATCATTTCAGCATGGCGAACAGAAGTTGCAAAAACTAAAACTGAATTTCTATCTGTAGCTTTTTTGATTGCATCGTTAACACCTGATTGAACAAGTTCTTCAGTTTCAAGAACTTTGTTTAAATCAGTATCTAAAAATTCTCCCGCACGAATTCGCACATTTTTTAAATCAGGTGAATCAGATGCAAATGTAATCAATGGTGAAAGGTATCCATCTGTTATTAAATCTTTAACTCCGATTGCATAACAACAATCATCAAAGGTTTTGTTCTCCCCAAATATAATCCCGCTTTGCAATCTGTATGGTGTAGCTGTTAACCCAATAACCTTTAGCCTTGGGTTTCTAATCTTCAAACATGATAAAAATTTCCGGTACATTGTTTCTTTATTCTGACTAATCAAATGGCATTCATCAATCATTACAAAATCTAATACACCAAAAGAATCAGCTTTACGATATACGGATTGAATACCCGCAATTGTTAACGGTTTGATTTCTTTTCGTTTCATTGATGCTGAAAAGATTCCAATTGATTGAACTGGTAGACCAGTTGCAACAGCATACCCTTTACAGGTATTTTCTGATTGCTCTAATAGTTCCTTTACATGGGAAAGAATCATCCCCTTGCAATCATGGTTTCCTTCAAATGATTTACGGATTACTTCAGCCATTACCCTAGTTTTTCCCCCGCCTGTTGGAATAACTATTACAGTTGATTTACTAGGGTTGTCTTGATGAAACTGGAATAAAGCATCTACAGAATCTTGTTGGTATTTTCTTAACATTGTTTATTCCTCAAATCTTTTCTTTTTTCTTGCCCGCTTTTAAATGTCAATTCACCCTGTATTTTTTTAAAATGTTTGATGTTGTTTGAAACAATCACAATTTTATTTGTTGGTAAAGTAATAGCTAATAAATCATTTTCTGATTGATCCATATAACCCGCATTGTTTAAAGCTTCTAGACTTGGAAACACATCACAATGACGATCAGATTCCAAGTCTATTAAATGATCTTCCTTCCCCCCTAATGAAAATAAATACTTAAAGTTTTTTGGGCAACTACCTTGCACAATCTTTTTAAATCTGCTCACTTCTTTGGTGTAACAATAGAAGGTAACGCTTGGAATACTCATTGCAATATCCAACCAAGCTTGCAAGTATTAATCAGAATAAAAATCACCCGCATCGTGAATGCGAAGAAATTTTATTTTGTTCAACCCTATTCGATTTATTTCTTTAATCATATCTAGCATCCAACCAACTAAATCGTTAATTGTGTATTCAAGGTTTGAAAGATGTTTTGCTTTGACAACAGGAAACAAATAAGTTCCATTCTTTGCGTAACAAACTTTCACGCAAAAATCAGCATTAGGGCAACAATTAAACCAAGAACCATTTGATAACTGAACTTGCCAAGCTGGTATAGACCAGTTCCAAATTCCATCTTTTTTTAATTCAGAATTTTGACTAAGAAGTTTTCTCATTAATTTTTCCTTAACTTGTTAAATCCATTGATGCAATTCACATTCCCTAAATTATCTTCTTGTTCTCCGATATCAACAAGGAAGGGTTTATCAACAATAACTGATAGATCATTAACCTTGATCTCTGTTTGAATGCCACAACAGGAAACAAGCCTTGCAAATTTTCTTCTTGAATCAGAACGGAATTTAGAATCATTTGACCAAAGATGAAAATTGCAATCAACTAATTTTCCTTGGGAAGTTCCTTGAATAATTTGAACATCACAAGAAATATATTTGTTGCCAGCTTTTGATGTTTTGATTTCCGCTTTTAGAACCCTAGCAGTATAAACACCCTTGGGAATTGGTTTGCATTCATCAGGGGAAAATAACAATTCATCCATGAATAACCTCAGAAAAAAAGGGAAGGAATTTTCATTCCCCCCCCTAAAACTAAAAACTAAACCGAAAAGAATTTATCAATGTTTTCGTAAACATTTCCATCTTTTTCGCTGTTCTTTATTTTAACCATGCAAGATTGGCCTATGATTGATTGCAAGGTTAACCTATCTAAATGCAACGCTCTATCTAAAGATTGTCGAATCTTTGCGTGAATGTTGCACACCTTGGGGTTTGCATGGCCTCCCTGAATATACATCGAAAAGGTTTTAACCCTTCCAGACATTTCATGCGGATCTTCAATTTTAACAGTTAACGCAATCCATTTTGAAGATTCTTTAGATCGCATTTCAGCTTTAATTATTGTTATTGGATAATCACCCGCTGCAAGTATATCAAGCTTTAAAATTTCCTTAGCTTCTTCAGCACCAAAAATTTCAAAATCATCTGAACCATTCCCAAAAGCATCGTAATTTTCAACAGACATTATACATTCTCCTTCTTAGCAGAAAAAATAGAATTGATCTTAGAAACAAACACATCAACAGACATTACACCAGAGATACCCGGTATCCTAGATTTTGCGGTTAACCCGCCTCTAGGAGTAACAGTTACTGTTCGCTTTACATTGTCTCCTTCCCTTTTAATAACTGATTTACCATCTTCATCAATCAACAAATCGATTTCAATAAACCCAATTGAATCGGCCCAACTGGTAGCCCATTCAGTTAATGATTTATCTCCCCTTACCTGAAAAGCTGCATACTCTCCACGGGTAGGGTCGTTAACATTTTTGATGGTTGAATGAGCTAAGAACCAAACACCCAAATCTTTTTTACTGCATAGGGAATTGATTGCTAAACTCATTTGGGTTGAAGCTTCAACAAGCCCTTTACCATACCCGCCACAAGCTAGAACAATGGAACTTGAATTGCTTTGGGTGCATATGTGTTGATGCAATAACCTTTCTAAAGCTGTTAAGGAATCAATTACAATATTTTTGTAATCAAATGTTTTTGATCCTGAAATTTCCTTTAGAATTTCTTTAATGGTTGATACAAATTCAGTCCATGTATTAATGCGAATTGCATCAACATCAATTCCTGAAATCCCATCCTCAACATTTAAAAATAAAGGTTTCTCAAGCTTACTTCCTAATGTTGATTTACCTGAACCTTCAGGCCCAAACAAAACCGCTTTGGGTTTATTATTCGGCCCAAAACTAGTAGGTTTTGTAATATTCATGCTTTTTCTCCTAAAGGTTAAAGATTTTAAATTTTAAATCAAACGCTTGTGCAGTCCAATAACCACGGTGTAATTTCATTTCATGGTTTTCACCGTAGAAATTTTGCACTCCAAGAGTTAAAATCTCATTAAATTTCTCTTGAGTTACAGAAACAACAAATCTTGTATGAGTTCCTAAAATGTTAACAAATCCTTTGATCTCATTAATGTCATCATCCTGATTTTCTCCCATAATTTGATCAACGCTAAACGATGAACTTTCAATAAGCTCCTCTTGACCCGTTTGAATTTTTTCCATTCCTATATCAAGAAATGGCTTTAACATCTCGAAATTAAAATCCAGAATCAATTCAAAATTATCTTCAAAAATCGAGATATTGTTCAGCCT